ATCGAATCCTAAAATCACTTCTCTCACTCCAAGCTTCTTTATGATGTTTGCTTGAACAGTTGTTAGAGATGAACCGCAAACCGCCACAGTAAAATTATTCTGGTGATAATATGTATCACCTAACAAAACTGATTTTTCGCTTTCTACTATGCAGATCTTTCCGGTTCGTTTTATGGCTTCTTCGTTTTGGCATAAGCCATATAAATTATTCCCAAGGCTGTGTTTCAAGCACCTGCCTTCAATAGTGAGTGGACTGTATTTCCTTTTTGCTAAGATATCTTCCTCATCAAGAGCCCTTCCTCTTATTCCTATCAATCTTCCATTCATGTCTCTATGGGGAATCGTTATCTTATGCTCTTTTCCCCAATATCCTATTTGATATTTCTTCATGGATTCTGCTGAAATTCCTTCGTCCAGCCATAAAGAGTTGGGGATATAAGAAAAATTTTCCAATACATGTTCACTTATTTCACTTAATTGGGGAATAACTATATGAGAGTTAACAGATTTCTTGATTCTATTGATCCAATCCCAGTCTGTAATCTTTTCTATTTGTTCTACAGATTGGGCATCACTATAAATCATTTTATTGCTGATCGAGGCTACATATTTGACAGCTTGATAGAAAGTAATTGTAATGCCAGTTGCTCTTCTTGCACGAATGACAAGCTCAAATATGTCAAAACTTTCGCCACAGTGAGTATAACAATGGAACAGGCCTCCATCTTCATTCGGATAATAATACAATTTGCAACTATCTCCACCATGGCAAACTGTCTGATATATTAAATTTCCATTCCCATCACTTTTTGAAGGACCCGATCCCAGATCAACCAAAATATTTTCTATATCAGACGCTGTTAAGGTTTTCTTTATTAGATCCTTATCAAGATAAGATTCTACCAATCGTAATCATCCTTTGTTTCCGGCTCATCATCCGGCACTTCATGCATGGGAATGGAGTTTTCCTGTACAACCTTCTCAACATTTTCGATTACTGTAAAATCTACATCTATTAACTTAAACTCAAAATCTGTTACAAACAGATCCTGTGTTCGGCAAGTTCCCAAGTCCACATGTTGCCATAGGATTACTCTTACTAAATGGCCTCGTCTGCACTTATAAATCCATGTGGCTCTATTCGGCTCTGGGATGCCTACCATTTTAGCTAATATAGGCTTTATTTTCTCTTTCTCAGCTCTGCTTGGCTCTAGTACGATACAACCCATGTCCAATTTATCTGCAAGTGCTTTTGAACCTCTTAATAGTCTCTGATCTTTCACAGTTGCGTTATCATATTCTCCATTCAACTGACTCGCAGTAAATATGAATACATCTAGTTGATTGCACAAGGATTTCAGTTTATCACTAAAAAATAGCAACATCTGATCCTCTCTTAAACCTCTGGAATGAGAAGCGTTTCCAATTTCACTCATAAGCTTTAGGCTTGAATGAATATAATCAAAGCATATATAATTAACTCCCTTCTCTCTCTTATATTTCTTGATGATATTTGTTATATCCTCAATCGAGAAATCTGGGATATGACATAAGTAAAGGGGTGAAGAACGAATATACATGCTTGCCTGTTGGATCCGTTCTATTTCCCCAGGATCATAAGTTCCATACAAGATATGTCTCTCATCTACCCCAGAAACATACGCCAAGAAAAGCGTTTGAATCTCTGCAACTTCCATTTCTGTTGTGATGTACAATGTTGGTTCACTTATTCCAGTATAATGCCATTCATTTTTTCTCATATCCCAATACCATGGGATTGAAAAACAACAGGCATCCGCTGCAGCCAGACGACTCTTGCCACCACCTTGGTTAGATGATCTCATATAAAGTTTCTTTAACCTTGCCCCACGACTAACGGTATTAAGTGCCACCGATGATAGTGGAATACCGATATCAGGAACTTGCTGATATTCTTCTATGAGTTCATTTAATCCTTGTCCAGCCTGAACATCTGTAGTAATCGAATCTGAGCAAAAATTCATCTTCGGTGATAAAACCAAATCTGTTTCTACCTGATCTATGATTCTTTCTTCCGTTAAATCTTCAAATTTCTGCTGTTCCTTTTCTATTTCAGATGGATCGGTCAGCATGAAATTAACGATTCGGCTTGTATCATACCCTTTTTGCTCATAGTATCTGAGTAATGTGTATTTCTTTAAACGATGATAAAAGTAATCATAATTCTCCAGACTGGCAATTTCTCTTGCAGACTTCAAATACTCAAGTCCATCATTGATCTTAAATATGTCATACTGTTTTGTATGACCCGACAAATAAGAATCAACAGCAAATTCATCAATTAACTGACATCCTTGTATGTACAGGTTACTTATGGCTACAAACAATAGCTCGTAAAATGGTTCCGTATTAAAGTCTTCTCTTGTTAATGGACGCTGCAAATCATCCAGCAGGGAGTAGTCTTTCATAATACAGCCAATTACAGCTAGATAGCTTCTTTTGCAGGCTAGTCCTTGATTCATGTGAATCCTCTATTCAATTGTACTTATATCAATTAACGGCCTGATATTTGGTCTTGGCTTAAATTGATACTGTTTTGTTTGATACATTTTCTCTGTATCCACTTCTTCATTTGCCTTTGCTACAGATTGTACACTCATCCAATACTTAATTGATTCGTCATAATAATAAGGAATGATTCCTACACAATCACCCTGAACTGGGTGTCCGGTAATCTCAAAGTAATATCTGAGCGTATCTTCCATACCCCTATAAGTAAACCGGGGATAAATCTTAAGATAATCCCCGGTTACTTTATAAATTTTGGCGGACAGTTCAGAAGACCCAATCAACTGTCGCACATAATCAAAAAATGATTTTTTCTCTTGATACTCTTCTTCTGTTAGTCCTTCTTTTAATTCAACTGTAGCTTTAGGCTTTTGAGCTTTCTTTTTTGCAGGAGTCTCACGTTTATTCCGTTCGGCTCCTGCAAGCTTGCTCATATTGTCAAAGCACTTTAAATGTGCCGTTCTGTTTTTGTACGGAATTGTTTCTTCATCTGCATTGATCAGATTTCCGCATATAACACATTTTTTAGCCATCTATCTCATCACCTTCAAACACAGATAATTGTCCAAGGTGAAATTTAAAATTTCTGTATGCAATACCAAAATCCCGTTTAAAACTATATTGTGGATTCTTTTTCTTAATCTTATAGGTAATAAATCTACCAATGCCAATCATTACCATTCCAAGAAAGAGTCCCAAAACATAGCACCCAATGAGTTCTGCTATCAACACACAAGCATTTAATATTACAGAAAAAATCATTTTCTTTCCTTTCTTGTAAATTTACAAGTCATCCCATACACAATTACGTTCTAGGCAACTTCTGCAAGGAAATTCTGAAAATCAAGAATAAGAGCTTCCATAATGTCAGTCTGATCTCTCTTCAGGCTGGATGCCTTAACTCCTTCTCCACATCTCTTAGAGATAATAATGTCTCTATCTTCTGCATAGCCCTTTTCAGCCAGAAGATTTCCAAGAGTTTTCATCTCTTCCTGCAGCTCTTCGTAAGTTTTCCGGGCAATTTTATTTGCCTTGTTATACTCATCAAAGGTTGCTGTGTTTTCGGATCCTACAAGAGCTTCCTCTGCTTCGATTGCATCAATAATTGCTTTATTGAAATTCTCAGCGGTGAACTCTTCAATATATGGTGCAATCTGCTCAAAACGAGATCTTGCAAAGAACTGATCTGTCTGTGTGAACCATGCCATACTATGAATCGGCTTACCGTTCTCGTCTACACCCATTGGCTGTAAATAAGCAACAATGTCAGAACGAGAAGTAATCGGCTCTACAGTTCTTGTCTGGTCTCCCTTGATAGTAGTAAATCCAGACATATCTGTCTTCGGATGCCCAATAAACACACAACAGTATCCTGCAAGGCAAAGGCGGTTAATCTCGTTCCAGAATACATTCTCATAGAGCTTGTATCCTTTTCCATGTGGGATCTCACCAATAGAGGTTACTCCTTCTCTCTTACAAACGAAATCAACTGCCAGGTTCTCCATAGCATCAATACTGTCAAGAACGATTGTGTCGTACATCTCTCTTGCTTTTTCGATGGTGGTCTTTCCGGTTAACTGATTATTGAACTTAATGAAATCACTCCATTTTTCAATCGTCAGCATTCTCAGACCGCCAATTGCATTGGTTCCGGTCTCAAAGTTAAGAAACAGTGGTTTGCTCAGCTTTGAGCACTGTTTTGTCTTTCCTGTACCAGAGATTCCATAAATTGTGATGATCTTTCCACCAAGACCTTTAATTACTTTTGTTTCCTGTGGGTTAAAAATGTCAAAATCCATAGCGCTTTCTCC